TCGTGGCGCAGCGCCAGACAGCCGCCGGGCCCGATCGCGCGGGTCGCTGCACCGAGGTCGATGTTCGCGTCGTCGACGGTGATGGTGTCGCCGGTGTCGGCGACGAGCAGCACGATGTCGCCGGCGCCTGCACCTGCGAGGGTGAGGGTGTCCAGCTGGTCGGTGGTCGAGGACTCGGCGGCGAGAGCGACGAACCCGGTGGTGATCGTCGCGACGCCGGAGGCGATCGTGACGACGGTCGGCGCGCCGAGCCGGAGCAGGGCGCCTTCAGCGAAGACCGACGTCCCGTTCAGGTGGATGTCGGACTCCATGTCGATGTGTGGTTCGCCGGCGTTGGTGTCGGCGGTGACGGTGCGGGCCATGCGGGTGATCTCCCTGATGCGATGTGTGATGGGTCGAGGTGGTGGGCGAGGTGGTGAGCGCCAGCGGTGTGCTGGCGCTCACCACCAGGGAGGTCACGGCGTGATGTTGTACGCGATCGCGACGTCGTCGTTCGTCGCTGCGCTGCCGATGTGCTGGAAGTCCTCGCGCATGAAGCCGACCACGACTCGCTGGAAGGTCTCCATGTAAAGCACGTCGTTGATCTCGACGTCGAGCGCCATGCGCTGGCCGATGGCGAACTCCGAGCGGCGGACGCACAGGTTGTACGTCTTCGTCGCGGTGATGCCGTCGTTCACGCCGGAGGCGTTCAGGTCCTCACGGACGTGCTGCGACACGATCACGGGCACACCGGCGACCGAGCCGATCATGCCGTTGAGGATCGTGGCCTGCGGGCCCATCTTGTCGACGGTCAGCAGGTTGCTGTCGCCGAGCAGGGTGTGCATCGCCGAGACGCCCACGATGTAGGCGAGCTCGCTCGGGTCGACACCCCACAGGCCCATGGCCTTGCGGAGCAGGAGCAGGTTCGCGACCGAGGTCGTGGTCTGGCCGACGGCCGGCACGGTCTGCGCGATCGCCTTCTTCCGGAGGCCGTCCCACGACCAGCGGATGTCGGTCGCGCCGAGCGCGTGCACGTCGGTGTCCTGGTGGGTGCCGTCGGTGTCACCGTCGAGGATCGCCTTCTCCTCACCATCGACGAAGGCCTGCACGGTCTTCGCCTGGTAGAAGGGCGCGATCGCGATGGCCGACTCGACGTCGAGGGTCTTCGACCACAGGGCCCGGACACCGAAGATCTCGGCGTCGAACGTCGGGGCGACCGTGGTCGCGGACGACGCGGTGACCTTCGAGGCGGTGTCCGAGGTCGGCTCGGCGACGCGGTAGGCGGTGAGGTCGCCGCCCTCGACGGGCCACTTCCACGGGGACTGCGGCATGGTCACCCGGGTGAACAGCGGAGCGACCCGGCCGGCAGCACGGACACGCTCGTGGAGCGCTGCACCGATGCCTGTCGGCACCCACTCGGCGCCGGCGCCGGCGGTGTCCACGTCGAGCGCAGCCATGATCGACTGCCAGCGCTCCCGCATCTGCGGCAGCTTGCGGGCGACCTCGAAGCCCTCGGCGGAGCTGTTGGCCTTCTTGTCGACGAGGAGGCCGACGAACGCCATTTCGGCCACGGTGTTCTGGAACTCGCGGATCAGCTCGCGGTCCTGAGGGCGGAACGCGTTCAGGCGCGGGGCGACCTTGCCCGGGCCGTCGTCCTGCTTCGAGCGGATCACGATCTGTTCGACCGGGATCGCAGCGGTTCCGTGCGACGCCTGCACCGTGTCCTTGCTCGCCCACAGGAGGTGGTCGAGGTCGCGGGTCACGTTCGCACCGACGGCGTAGTCGCCGCGCACGTTGATGTTCGGCACCGGGATGACGCCGCGGCGGTTCTCCTGGTTGGCGAACCGCTTGTCGTCGGCGTCCTTGATGATCGCGGCGGCGATCTGGGCGTCGAGACCGTGCTCGCCTTCGACCTGCTCGACGAGGGCGTCGTGATCGGTGCGCTCCTGATCGGTGAGGTCGCGCTTGGCTTCCTTCGCCGTGTTCAGGATCACGTCGATCTCGTTCAGGAGCCGGGCCCGCTGATCGCGGAGCGCCTGCACGGTGGTCGGTGCGTTCGAGTGGTCGCCGCCGGCGATCACGGGGAGGGTCTTGCCGTCGAGGAACACCCAGCGGTTCCCCACGCGGCGCGGGTTGGAATGGGACATGTTCATGCCTCCGTGGTTGGGGATGTGATGGTTGGGGTTCACCGACGGCGCCGGTTGGCGTTCGTGGCGATCTGCAGGAACGACGGAGCTGCGGCGGCCTGTGGCTGCGCGGGTCCGCTGTTCGCGGGGGTGGTGTCGGCTGCTGCGGAGACCGAGTCGGCCAGGCCGGCGGCGACTGCTTCGTCGGCCGTGTACCAGGTCTCGGCCTTCATCGCTGCGCGCATCTCGTCGACGGTCTTGCCGGACTTCGCGGCGTAGATCTCGGCGAGGTTGCCGGATGCCTGATCGAGCACGGCGCCGAGCGCGAGCATGTCGTCGGCGTTGCCGACGCACACGCCCCAGGCGTCGTGGATCATCATCGTGCTGTTCGGCGCCATCACGCACTCGTCGGCTGCGCACGCGATGAACGACGCAGCCGAGGCGGCCATGCCCTGGACGACTGCCCGGGTGCTGGCGCGATGGGCGCGCAGCACGTTCACCATGGCGAGGCCGTCGAAGACGTCGCCGCCGGGCGAGTTGATGAGCAGCTCGATCGTGGCGATGTGCGACGGGAGCTCGTCGACAGCGGCGGCGAGTTCCTTCGCTGACATGCCCCACCACTCCCCGTAGGAATCGATGGGGTCGAACAGGCGCAGCGTTGCGGTGGTGCCGTCGATGCGGACCGTCGGGAGCGCGTTCTGCGGGCGATGCTCGGCGCGGCGGTTCAGGAACGCGCGTACCTCGGCAGCGTTGCGTGGCTTCATGGCTGGCTCCTGTCGTCTGCGCTGGCCGCGCTGGTGGTGGTGCTGTTCAGCGGGCGGAGCACCACGTCGCCGCCTTCGATCGGCGCGAGGCGTTCTTCCTTGCGGGTCTCGTTGATCGTCTTCCACGGCCCGCCGACGGCCTTCGACTGCGCCTCGTATCGCGAGGCCGTGTCGCCGCGGAGACGGCCCTCGAGGTTGAACTCGTGGAACGTGCCGGACGGGGTCAGATCGGGGTCGAGGTTGATGTGCGCCTCGATGCGCTCCGCCCACGGCTGGTAGCAGTCCTGCACCGTCTCGATCGACTGGTGTTCGATGTTGGAGAACGTCGCACGCGACAGCTCGTACAGCTTGTGCGGCGGCAGGCGCAGCAGACGCGAGACCTCGAGCACCCCGTACTGGCGGGACTCGATCAGCTGCGTGTCCTTGGCGTCCAGGCTGAGCCGCTGGTACGTGGCGCCCTTGCCGAGCACACCGGTCCGATGCGCGTTCAGTAGCCCGGCGTGGAACTGGTCCCACTCCTGGCGGAGCGCCTCGCGTTCGCCGTCCTTCAGTGTCTGCGGAAGGCTGATGATCCCGCCGATGTGCGTGCCGGACGCGAAGAACCTGCCGGCGTAGTCGTCGGTCGCAGCGACCGCGCCGAGCACGTCGGCCGAGTAGTGGATCGGGTTCAGGCCGAACCGGCCGTCGTAGGTGAGACCAGGGATGTGCAGCACGTCGCGGCATGTCCACAGACGTTCCTCACGGTCGATCATGAACCGCTTCGTCCCGTCCGGCGCCTGGCCGGTCGTGACCCGATCCGGGTGGATCTCGCGCAGACCGAAGACCTGGTCTGCGCTGTTGCGGATCTTGAACGCGAACGCGTTGCCCTTGTGGAGCAGCGACATCATCCAGAACTCGACGAGCCCGTACCACGGCTGCTCGACGTCGGGCTGCACCGACCAGGTCGGCGACGCGACTCGTTCGCGGTCTTCGCCGACACCTCGGTACCGGTGGAACGGAAGGCCTGCCATCACCGAAGCGATGTGGAGGACACCCGAGTACCACGCCGAGATGCCGAGCGCGCGGCGTGGCCCCATGACCGTGCCAGCCTTCGTCGACACCGACGACCCGTTCGACGCGCCGAGCAGCCGCCCGAACTCCTCCATCGTCACTGGATCCGCAGCAGCCTGGACGCCTGTGCCATCGGTGGACGGGGCGAGGGCGGGCGGCTTCCGCTTCGTCTCCGCGGCGATGCGGTCGAGCAGCGCCATCAGGTCGCCTCATCCTGGTCCGGAGGCGGCGGCGCCGGCAACGGCGCGGGAGCGATGCGCGCCTGCGCCTCGGCCATGCCGACCTTCACCGCTGCGTACGCGAAGCGGACCACGAGCCACAGCACGCCGAGCACGAAGCCGAGCACGACGAACGGCAGGGTGAGCAGCGTCACCAGAGCGCGCACCGGGCGCACGTTGAGCGCCTCGACGGCAACCCGATCCACGATTGCAGCCACAGCGGCCCTCCTAGTTGAGCACGATCGCGATGGCCGATTCCGGCTCATCGTCCTGCGTTGCGCCAGCGGCGACGGCGTCACCGAGCGCGTGCACCGCCGAGACCG